GTACTCGGAGATCATCAGGAACCGATCAGATGCCCGCACCAGCCCAATGACGCCCATCGGGGCATCGTCCAGCTTCACCACAATGGCCCGCATGGTTTGCCGGTTCCGTCCGCCATAGTAGGCATCCAGATCCGATGCAGTGGCGTGGCTGAACGTGACCTTAGCCATGCGTCGTCATAGACACAGTGACGGATAGAACCGTGGCAGGACGCGGCGCCGCCGCCTCAAGGCAGAACCGGGAATCGGTCGTCCAATTCCCTGGGAACGCGGTCATGTCCTTGTCGAACTCCGTCCATACGTGATCGTCGCCTACCGTTGACTCTTCCTCGGTCAAGGGCAGATCGTCCAGCGTGTCGAAGTCGGGGCCGAACCGCAGGCCACCCTTGTGCGTATCTGCCAGCACAAACCCCACTTGGTCGATCTTCTTCGGCTGGTTCAACGGCGTGCCCATTGCAGCCGCAAAGGCTTGCTTGGCGCTCTTGAATTGAGCCGTATAGGCAAGCCCAACGCAGGCATTTGTAACAGCGTCAGAAAGGCCCGTGATCTGCCCACCTGAGACCGTAAACGTCCCGAAGTCCTTGCCCACAGCATTGCCGTCGTCATCCTCAAAAGGCGTCGTCGTGTTCCAGCCCCAGCAAACAACCGTCTCGCCCTCAAGGTGGGAAAGCCCGGTGATCGTCGTTGCAGCAGTGCTGGCGTAGTACGCGAACGCATCAGCCAGCTTTGCGGAAGGATGCCCGCGGCACTCAGACGACAGCGCCCACTTCTCGTGGTAGCGAACCGTCGAGCCGTTGATGGTGCGCTTCACCGTGTAGTAAACAGCGTCCTCGATGTCTCCAGGTAGAACGTAGACATCCTCGACCGTGCCGTCCGTCTCGAACTCCACCCAGCAGACAACCGACTCACCGCGGTCCCGAATCATGATTGCGACCGTCCCGTCATCCCTGACGCAATGCACCCGCATATCGGGCATGTACTGCACTGCGATATGTGCGATGCCGATCTCGTTCAGGTCCGGCACCGCAATCGTCAGATCCTCGGGCACGTAGTCGCTCTCGTTGATATCGAAGTTCAGAGACATCAGGCGTTGCCTGGAACGCTGCACAAAGATGCCGCTCACCGACGTGCTTTTCAGGTTGAAGTTGGTCGGCGTCAGCGGCTCATCGAACGAGGACGACCGGCCGGACAAGGGATTGTTGCCGTCGATCTTGAGCGGCGCCACGTTGGCCGCTGTCGAGAGGGTGCCTACCATCAGCCGATTGAGCGGCATCAGCCATCCAATGCGCTCGATGGGACCTTCGCCAATGCTGCGCGAGATCGGACCAGCATCCCCTTCATACTCGTCGTCAAAATCCTCGTAGGCATCGGAAATCGACCCGTAGATATTGTCGTTACCAGCCCACCACAAGCGTCCCTCGTACAGCGTGACGGCAGACGGCCAGCCACGGAACCCAGACCACGCGCCTTCCCACCAGTCAGAACTGGCAGTGATCGCGCCCATTGCAGTCAGCACAACCGCATCGACAACCGTCCCACTCGTGTAACCAGTCACCCGAGCAATGCCTGTGATGCTGCCGGATGTATACGAAAGCGTCGCATCGACCGGGCCGGACGTGAAATCGCCCGTCTTGACGCCAATGCGGTAATAGATGATCTGGTTATCGAGGCCGTCCGTGTAGCTGATTGACTGCGCGGTCGCATAGGTCGTGACATCGACCCAATTGCCCGGCTCCCCGACAGAGTACTGAAGCGTCAGGGTGGCCGTGAACGTCCCAGCAATGGCGATGCCAAAGGCTCGCTGGCCCTCTACCCCTGACACCCGAATGGAATCGGTGTACACGTTCTGGGCATTGATCGAATCGGTAACCGTCTGGCCTGACGACTGGATGCGGAACAACGCACCGACATGGGTTGACCGGAATAGCGTCTTTGATGCCGTCAGCGTGATATCGCCAGTCAACGCGCTGGGCGTGATCGTGATGGGACCAGCGTTGACGTTCCTGAAGGGGCCGGTTTCCGGCTCGTAAGTCACGATAGACCAAGACGACGCAGACCGGCGCTCGATCTTCCGTTGCTGGTAGCCATCACAAGCGGCATACAGGATGTCGCCAGACTGCGAAATGCGAATGTTCGCAAGATCCGCTTCCAGCCAGGGAACCGTGAGGCTCATGACGCCAGCAGACTCGACCGCAATCGAATCCACAAACGTCGTGTAGTCAAGCCGGCTTTGCAGTCGAATGCGAAAGTCACCTGTAGGGGTGAGCGTCAGGGAATGCGTACCAGTCCCTAGAGAGGTCTCAGTAATGTACTCATCGCCCCCGGCAGTCGATCCCACTCGGAGCGTGACCGGCCCGCGGGCAATCGTGATGCGCAATGCGTGTTCTGTACTGGCTTCGTTGACCGTGACTGTCTGGTCCCGGATGGCAGCAGCGGTCCCATCCCCAAGCAGGGACATATACCCGCTGGCGTGCCAGTCCGACGTGGCGCCGGCCTCGTCGCTATCAGTCCAGCCCGTCACATTGGAGGCGAACGTGCCATTGGTAATGGCAGCCGTTACCGTTCCGCGGGTAATCAATGCATCGTCTACCCAGACGCGAAGCACGCCTTCTGTGATCTCAACAGCCGCCAGATCGTCAGCCGCAAAGATGAAGGGGAACGTCTTGGCCTTTGCATTCGACGCAGTGGCGCCGATGTACTCCATGCCGGGGCGAATCGACATCGACCCCAGCACGCGGGGGAGCCAGTTCACCATCGTCTCGGCAGACATGGCTGTCCGGTTCAGGTCCAGACGGGACATGCCAAGACGGGATAGCAGCCCCCGGTTGAAAGCTAAAACACTTGACGCTGCTTTTGGCATACAATAGCGCCCTTGCTATACCAGAAGGGCTGAATGTATGCGCGGTAAAAGATTGGACATGACAGGTTTAGTGATCTCGCATTTGTTTGTGGTCAAGAAGCTCGCATCAAAGACAAGCGGAGCCTTATGGCTTTGCCGCTGCGTTTGCGGAAAGGAAATTTCGGTCATAACCGGGAACCTCACGCGCAAGTACAACAAGTCGTGTGGGTGTCAGAGAGGCATCCACAGGCACACATCAGTACATGGGAAATCACCAACTTACAGTTCATGGTCAAGCATGGTTGCCAGATGCACGCAGCCATCAAACCCCGCCTTCCATCACTACAAAAAGCGTGGAATCAAGGTCTGCGACCTCTGGCGGATCTTCGATAACTTCCTAGCCGATATGGGCGAGCGACCTGAAAACACGACTCTCGATCGCCACCCAAACAATGACGGCAACTACGAGCCTGGAAACTGCCGATGGACCTCAAAGATCGAGCAGGCGAACAACAGGATCACAAATGTACGATTCGACTACCGCGGGAAAAGCTACACGCTTGCCGAGCTATCCAGAGAAACAGGCGTAGTAAAGGACGTGCTAAGAACGCGCCTATGCAGATCGAAAAAGCAATGGACTGTCGAAGCCGCCATTCACACGCCAGTCATTCCGCGAGCGCTGCGCCGCTCAGGCGGTTAGCCGATCAAACTACCGCGGTTGCCGCGATCACCGCGGGAGCGCCCGCCGCGAGCCGAAGCCCACGAACCTTGTGGCGCGAACTTGGTCGGCTCGTTCATTGCATCAACAGACCGCGCCTTCTTCAGCACGGCATCTGCCCGCTTGCGAATCGCTGCGGCTTCGCTGTCGCTGCCCGTGATCCGCTTGGCCGATCGTGCCGCCAGCTCAGTCTCAACGAACAGCGTGAACTTGGGCGCCCACAGGGACAGATCCGCTCCATAGCTGTCGTCGTTCGAGACATAGCGCACATAGATCGTGTCTATATCCGCGAACCAGTAGCCAGCCTCGTCGTTGTACGCCAGCAGCGGAGTTGCGAACCGCTCATCCCCGGAAACAGACGCAGTACGAATCCAGTCAGTAGGCTTGTCGAACGCCCGCGTGTAGCCGAAGTCTGGAGTCAAGGACGGTGAATAGGTCAATTCCACCGTCCGCATAGCGAAGTTCCAAAGCCCCTCAGACAAGCACTGCTTGATGAAGTCGTTATCCCACACCGAATCCAGGACGCGACGCGGCTCACGGTTCTCGGTGAGACTGGAAAGCTTGCGCTCGCCAATCTCCCGTAGCGCACCGTTGTATACCGTCAGCTTGCTCGCCATTTACGCTCCTATGCCGCCGTGCGCAGATGATCCTTGAGCCAGGATTCCGCCTTGCTGCGGTCAAAGCCCTCGGCCAAGACATCCTTGCCGCGCAGTACCGACCACTTCTTCGGGCCGCGGAACTTGATCTCGAACCCAGCCGGCACATCGGCGTTGAAAATCTGCTTTGCCGTGATCTCTACCTTGCGGATCAAGACCACCTTGGCAAACAGCTTCCCGGCCTCAAGCACGAGGTATTCCGCGAAGTAGCTGTCGTCCACCGCCATCGCCGTGATGACATCGCCGCGACGCAGCTTTGCCGAGACGTGCGCCCAATAAGCGGGGTCAAGCAGCGCTTCTGCCGGCGTGTCGAATTCAGGGGTAACCGCCCACTGGTTGCGCACCACTTCGGACTGCGCGAACTTCGTGGGGTGAATCTGTTCCAGTCGCTTCGGTTCAAGTTGAGTCATGATTGCCACTCTCGTGTGTTGGAAAAGAAAAGGGCCGCATGAGCGGCCCCTTTCAGGAAAACCAGCCTTGCGACTGGTGTTAGGTCACAGTCAGGCCCGTGCCGGACACGGTTGCCGCGCCGCCCGCGGTAACAGCCGTTACGCGATGCAGGGTCATGACATCGTTGGTGTCCGTGTCGAACACCTCCACGATATCGCCGACCTTCATGCCCAGCGCGTCGCCGTTGGTGAAGTACCCGCTGGCGTCCACATCAGTGGCAACGTCAGTGGACCGGTAGAACCACGTCTGCCCAGCGCCAGTCAGCGGAGACGCCGACTTGAGGCCAGGAGGATTCGTTACTGCATAAGCCATGATTCATATCTCCAGAAAATTGAAGTGATTCGACTTGACCCTGTTCCTGCTTGCAGGAATGATTGCCAAGTTCCCATCAACGTGAAGGCCCGAAACCACTTTGCCGCGCAATGGAATAACGTGGTCAACCTCGACAATCTCACCGGCATCACGCATCTCGCGAGCTTGCGTGTAGATTGCCTCGATCTTTTCCAAGTCAGCCCATGCCGGTGTTCTCTGAAGCCAATCGGCCCGTTGCCGGGCGGCGGCTGCGTTACGCTTTCCTGGGTTGTTCTTTACCCATGCCAGCGTTGACGCACATGCCTTTTCTCGATTGTTTAGAAACCACTCCCGAGATCGCCTTGCCTGCGCTTCAGGATGTGCCCTCGCCCATGCGGCCTTGATGGCCTTGTGGCGCTCAGGGTTCCTGCGAACCCATTCGGCTTTTTGAGCCGAATGCTTCTCTGGATTGTCTCTCTTCCACTTCGCCGCCTTCTCGATTGCACAGGTAACACAGTGCCTTGTGCTAACGAAACGCTCTGCGACGTGACCGTATTTGCATGGGCGGCCAGTAAAATACCGCACCGCCCCTGCTCTACGGGCCTCAGCGAACCTGATTGGTTTCAGGTTGGCCATTTATCAGCTATACGCGCTGCCATCGTGGACCATCTCCACAACGCCAGTGTTCTGCAAGAGTGCAGAGCCGAAGTTGGCCGTCGTACGTGCCCACGAATAGCCCTGCTCATCGTCGTACCCGACAAGCGCCTGGATGCCGGCCACGTCGATGGCGTGACCCACTGCGCTCTTGTGGTACATGAAGCAGCTCTCGCTGGCCGTGCCGACACCGGAGATGTTCGGGTGAACGATCCAGTTGACGCCCATCCAGTAGTACATGAGCGCCTTGTCGCGCCATGCAAGGTCTGCGCCTTCCGTGGGGGTACGGTTCACGTACTCACGGCTTGCGAATTCCTTGGTCTGCGCCAGATACGCCTCGAAGGCCGGCGAGATCACGGCAAACAGGTTGCTGTCCCACGGAACGCCCGCATTGCCCAGCTTCGTCTTGGCCTTCATCACGAGGCCGAGCGAGGCAGTGACCGCCGCGCCAGTCGTGATAGTGCCAGTCGCAAACAGCGTCAGAAGGTCGCTGTCCACCTTGCGGTTGACGACGCCCATCGAAGTCTGCTGCATGATCGCCCGCTGGTTGCCCTGCGATGCGAACACGTTGAAGTCCGTCTTGCGAACCAGGTCATGCCACTCGGCCAGCGTCGCGCTGGTCTGCGTCAGGCTGTCCGCACGCGCAGGGATCAGGCCGTTGACGCCGCGAGTCACCGCGGTCGCAGAGCCGGAATCCGCCACAAGGAAGGTTGCGGTATTGCCCTTGATCGTCGCCTCGGTCGTAACCGAGTCGCGCAGCAAGGACTGCCGCTGCTCGAAACCCGCGATGAATTCATCACGGTACTGTGTCATGAAGGCTGTAGAAGCCATTGTTGCCATCTCCTAAGTCAAAAGGGTTTGAAGCCTTCGCTCGGGATGGCTGTCGGTTGTCCGGTGCTGGGTGGGCCGCTTGACGCGTGGCCAGGTTCAGACTCGACAGGGCCTTGCTACAGCAAGTCAGAAAGCGTCATGTCGGGGCCTTTCGGGGTAGCCGACACTTCGCCGCACTCAATCATACATAGACGGCGCCTATTGTCAAGCGCTGTTAGATAGTCTCCGTCTATATGCCAGTCACCTTGTCAGGCATCGTCAGGACCGTACTCGCCGGCTTCCGTGCCGGCTTGGGCTTGCCGCCCGGCTTGGGCTTCTTCATGTCCTTGGCCTTCATGGCGTACTGAGTCATGGGGGCTGTGGTTGCCATTACGCCACCCTCACATTCGGTTCACTTGCCTCTTCACGCTCATATCTCTTAATAGTGGAAAGTGCGCGAAACAACATCGCCTCGGCATTCAATGCCCCCTCAACTACCCGATACAAGTCATGAAAACGCCCGTTTGAGACGAAGCATTCAACATCCGTGAGCCGAGACTGGCGAAAGGTTATTGAATAGCCCTTGTCTACAATCTCTTTGATGATTTCGTTCATCACGCCGCCCTTCCCTTCTGTGCCGCCTTCGATTGCCAGTCGAGCAGATCCCTATAGCGAGCCTGATTCTTGGCGGCAGTCGGACCTTTCCAATACTCGGAATTGGGATTGCCCATCAGCTTCTTGAGACTGTTGATCTCGGCCTCGACTGCCACGCCGCGGCTGTCCTCGCCGGCGGGCGCAAGCAACCCAACTGGATTCAGCTCGCGAGCCGTGTTCGCGAATGCCTTGATGATGTCGGCACTGTTGAACAGTCGCGTTCCATCGGGCAGGGTGGCGTCCATGACCTTCTGCGCCAGTTCCTTGCCGAACGTCGCATCCAGGTACGAGACCACATGCGCCTTGTTGGCCTTGAAGTCGCCGCCCCATTCGTCCTTCAGGACCTCGATGGCAGCCGCGGCTTCCTGAGAATCCTTGGCCTGCCGATCCTCGACCGCCTTCTCCTGCATCCCGTAGTACCACTCGACAGCCTTGTGCATCATCGGCGCCGGCATGTTGAGCGCGTGCATGTCCTTGGCGAATCCCTCGAATAGCGGCTGATCCTCTTCGCCGATCACGAGGCCATTGGGCAGCTTCTCGAAGTAAGCTTCGGGCTTGTCAGGCACGCCATTGGCAGTCCGCCATTCCGCCTTCTGCTCGTCGGTCGCGTCGGCTGCCAGAGGCTTGGCAAACTCTCCGGCGCGGATCTTATTCTGCGCCTCGAACAGTGCTTCAAGCGCCTTCTGTGGCTCGGTGA